CGCCGCGTCGGTGAAATTTATTCCCACCGGATAAGCACCGACCGGGATAGTCCTCAGTACCTGCTCTGTGTTTATGGTGGTGGTGCCATCTTCCATAAACACGTCTGAGTTGTCCTCCATGGCGATGATTCCGGAGTCGGTCAAGCCGTACTCATAAACACTGACGGTAACGCCGGGGCCTGCCATAATACTGTTCACGATGCGGGACAGTGCTGCGAGTGTGGCGCGCTCCTGGAATATGTTACTGACGGTGCGTGCGGAAAATACGCGGTCGGTTTCGTTCGCGATTCTGGGGAGCAAGTTGCCGAAAAAATCCGTTGACGCGATATCAAGAAAGGCCCCCGTTGCAGTGGATAGTCGCGTCTGATCCCATGCAGGTGGCAGCAGGTCTGATATCTGAGCCGCAACCAGGGCGAACCCAGACAGCAACAAGTCCAGACTGGGAGCATCGTCGCTGAACCAGGGCGGAAGTGTAGACCGCTGCCGTATGGATATTTCCTCGCGGGTGTATGCCTGCACCGGATCGCCGAACTCTACAGGTTGGCCGTTGTCGAACAGTATCGGCGTGCCATCATCGTATTGAAACGCTGTGTCCCTCATTAGTTGACCGCCACTATGCCGGATTTAATGATCTGCTTTTTGCTGGCTACAAGGTCAGTCGTCGCGCCGTTCAGTGTGATCCCTGTGACGTTGGTTATCAGTGGCGACGTGTTGTATGCGATTTGCGCCAGAATGGTGTACGGGCAGTTGGTGCCGAGCGGTAATGCGTTCAGGTAGTCGGTAATTGCCGCCTTTACCTCTGCGTCGATTGTGGCCAGTGTGCCGCTGGAAAGCGTGAGCGCCATAGATACGTTTGCCGCAAGGACGACAGGCGGGTGGACGGTGAACGTAGAGCCGAGAGGACGTACTGCATTGATTGCCGCCTGCGCTTTAGCAAGTAGATCCGCTGACGGTGCCCCGGTACCATCATCGAGCACAACGTAAAAGTTCCCCAGTGTCAGTACGCCGGCATAGGTGTAATTCTCGACGATAGCGTGAGCAATCCCCGGTTGCAGAGACGTCACGGCATAGGTCACGGCGTCGGAGGTCGCGCGGGCCAGCGAGGCGATAAACTCCACAAACCTGATCCGGAGTGCCGCGTCGGTTTCAAGTGCTTCACCGTTGGCAATCGCTGCGGTGTTGGTAACGGTATCAACCCCCGGTATTGGTGTGGTTATGACGGTAATGGTTCCGGCCGGAACGTTGCCGGTCGAGCCAGCCTCGAGTGCTTCAATAGGAAGTATGATGCTGGCCGTTCCAATCTCCAGCACGAAACCTCCAATAGCATTTGACCATGCAGCGTGAGCCGGATCGGCAAGCACCTGATACGTTGCTGTGCCGTCAATCGTCTGGAGAGTGCTCCCGGGATAAACTATCGACTGTACGGTGGATGAGAACCGTGAAAACGTAGCCAGTCCCGTCGCCCTGGTCGGTGCGAGACGTGAGACACCGAAGTCGGCAACCCACGTATCGAGGTCTGTGCCGGTTGACGTAGCCGCTCGTGTGGTGGCCAGCAACTGGATAAAGATACTCTGCAGCCACACCGCTACATTTGCGTTGCTCTCAGCTACGGCGAGCAGGATTGACCCGGGCGTAAAATCCAGAATTGCGGACGACTGTGCTTGTTGGTCCGTGACTTGATCTGCCACCAGTTCGTTGAATGTGCGGGTATTTACGAGTGACATGATTACTCCTATTGTGTCGGTGCTGTAGTGTTGGCTCCGGACACTGGGTGAGTGTGAGTGTTGTAGGTTAAGCGGTCGGCTGCCATACTGCGGACGGAATCAGAGACGTTGCCGGTTGCGTTGAAGTCGCCGGTATGGTTCCACGTTCCTGTGGAAGATACGGTGCCGTCGCCATTGAGTGTGACGCTGGCTCCATTGCCGTCATTGACTGCCAGCTTGCCGTCATTGGTGAGTTTGAATGATGCACCGGACTCGTGCACCAACCAGAATTCACCCTGTTCGACTGACAAGGGGCGTTCCTCATCATTGAAAAACCCCGGCAAGATCATTGCTGCGTCAAGCTCACCCTCGCGGGGGATGATTGCCACAGCCACACCAGCTCCGGGCGGCGCGAACAGGCCCCACTCCTTACCGACCCATGGTGACAAGATAGGAATCCATCCTGACAGCACGTTTTCCGGTTGCAGCATGACCTTGCAGCTGTACGTGTTGGGGTCAAAGCTGACAATGGTGCCGACCCGGACATGATCCATGCCGTTAAGGACGCCTGCTGCCTGCTGACGCATGCTGTTTTTAAGGTGATTCATCATGACAACACCATGCTTTCGATTGAGTGATTCTTGCCACGCAGGCTCATGCGGTACCCGTTGTCGCAATCGAAGGATCTGACTATTGAGTCCAGGAAATACACCTGGCCGTACGCTGTGCCCTGATACTCCCATTTTACCGGCTCGAAAGGGCTGAGTGTCGGGTCTCCCGGCATTTCGTCGGCTGAGAACGTGACCTCGTGCTTGCTTATCGCGGACAGGAATGCGTTTGCTCTCTGCTGTGCCTGGTCGCGTGTCAGGTTGGGGATGGTGTAGACATAGACCTGCTCTTCGCCGGTCTTTGGTGAGTTCTTTTTGGTGACAGCATCCTTTGAGCGTTTCATCCTGGAGAAAACAGTGAAGCCCTTTTTCGTCTTGTCGTTCCAGCTGCGGACGTACACAACGACACCCTTTGCCAGTGTCAGGTGCCGGTTAAAGCTGAGTGACGGAGCTGGTCCTGTTGTGATCCGGCTGGAGTCGTCCAGCGTCAGTACACGGGCAGCTGAGGCAGGCGGTAGGGGGCCGAATACAAGCGTTTGCCCAGAGACCGAAACAATGAACTGCTCCTGGTGCGCCAGGTAACAGAGTGTGTCCCATGCCGTACGCTCGGCCTTAACGTTCGCGTGGTCGATCTGGTAGTATTTGCCTATCTTGGTGGTGGTGGTGGTGACGGAGTACCCTAAGCCGAATTGTTTGGCGTACGCGATCGCAACGTCCGAGGCCGTGACGTTAGGGCTCGGATACTTGATTTTGGTGTCGGTCAGTTTTGACGTGTAATCTCTGCCAGTGACGCGGACGGTCTTCTGTATCGGATTCAGCTCGATAGAGTCAACGCGCCCCTGTATTCTGAGTGTAAGCCCTGCAATTGTTGGATTGTCAGCATCTGCGGGGAAGCCGTCATAAATGATCACCTCGAGGTCGGTCTGCTCCGACCACCAGGCTGCATTGTATTTCTGGTCGGGCTGGGTCAGCGTGAGGCTTACGGTGAAGGTGTCCGCCTGATAATAGCCGTTGTTGTTGACCTCCCACGACGAATACGCGAAACGTATGCCGTTTATCGTCACGATGCTGCGGGGCTTTCTCAGCTCGCCGCTCATGCCGTCACCGTAAAGGACAAGAACTGACGACCGCCTGTTTTGCGGTCGGTATACTGAATGTTGGCCGTTACATCGTCTCCGGCTATATCAAACGTCACGACCGGAGCGGGGATTTGGGCAACGGTCGGCTCGAGCAGCATCTGTGATGTGATCAACCCCTCAATGGTTTTCAGGTTTGCGTCGGTGTCACCGACATGGCGGAGTACTCCGGCGCCATAAGCAGGGTGCCACACATAGTCAAGGGGATTGGTGAGCAGGCGTCGCAGTATCCGTTGCTGCGCTTTTGTCTCGGTGATTACTGTGGTCATTCCGTTTGTGTCGGACCCTATCCAGTGATCAATGTCAACGCCGCCACCATAGGCTGCGGGTGTGTTGGCTGCGGGTGGAACCATTAGCGTCTGTCGGCCAACTATTTCGGGGTCTGTGATCCCATTGGCGTCGGCGATGATCGTCCATTTGGTTGCGTCGCCATAATGCTTCAGGGCGAGATCGGTCAACGAGCCACCAATGACCGTCACTTCTGTCGCGTTGGGGAATCCGTTGATGAAGTCGAGGTTTCTCCGGGCGACCGTCAATGAAGCGTTGATTTGTGCCAGCGACACCAGGTTCATAGTGTCGATCCGCTATTGGTTCAAGGTGCAGGATAAACTGACACCACCCAAGTGGCCGGCTGCGTTGTCGTTAAAGAGTGTCTGTATGCTGTTGAATGAGTTGTGGATCAGTGCGTCACAACCGGTGATAAAGATCTGTGCTGAGTCGATTGCGTCGGTGATTGTCTTGATAACCGACATTTGCAGGTTAACGACTGAGGCAATGCCGCTTGTGACCTCATTGAACACAGCCTGGACGTTTGCAATTGCCGCCTGAACAGCTTTAATCTCTGCCGCGATAGTGTCTATGAGTGACGGCTGCAGTTTGGCTGACACGGTTACCGCTTCAACGACTGAGGCCGTTACCGCTGTGTCAATGTCTACGGTGACGGGTAGGGCATTGACGGGAGTGGTCAGGTCCTCCACGACTTCACAGGTGATCCGGTAGGGGATGTGGTTCGAACGCTCGTATTTCGCCTTGAACTCGCGGATTACGACGTTGTACGAGAACGCTCCCCAGGTGAGTTTCCTGATATTCCCCTGTATCCGGTACCCGTCAAGGAAGCGGGCGCGGGTTAAGGCGTCCTTCCCGATAAACACTCCGTCCCACTCAAGCGGTGCGTCGTCGCGACCAAGCGAGTCTACAACCCGAGATCCGCCGGGGAGTTTGTGGACGGCAAGCTGCTGCGCTCCGCCAAACGGGATAACGTCTGGAACCTCAAAGCCGGTAAATTCAAAATCATCTATGATGAGTCGTGTCGTCATATCAGTATGGGTTTGCTGGTGAAGGCATGGACATGAGCGCGTCGGCGAAACTGACGCCGCTTTGTGGTTGCGCTGCTGCCTTGCTCTGGTGTTTGGAAACTACTGTGGCAACTTTGTGTCCGTCGAGGTTGACTTGGGTGTGGACTTGGACTTGCTTCTTGTCTCCAAAACCAATGAACCGGCTGCCGTCCGCGCTCCACCCTTTGACCTGCGGTTCATTGTGGATCAAGGAGTAGAACCAGCCGCCGAAGGTGTCGTCTTTGCCGTTGCTGGCCCACTTTGCGTATTTGTTCAGCATGTTGCTGGCAATGGTGCCAATTGCATAGCTTGCTGCAGCAGCTGCAGCAACCAGTCCGGCGTTACCAATCAGCGCCATTGATATCCCCCGAAGTCCTACGGCTACGTTTGCCAGCAACGAGGCTTTGCCCCCACCTGCGAGAATGGGGAGGACAAGGGCCAACCCTCTGAATCCTGCTGCAGCGAGGTTGATCAGGCCACCGGCCATTAAAAGACCCGACAAGGCGCTGAATGCGATTGCCATAGCTTTGACTTTGCCGGGATTCTCAGTCACCCAGGCAATCAGTCCCTGCAGTGAACGGTTCAGCTTCGTAAGCCCTGTCGCGGCCATCGGTAAGAGTGTGTAACCGATCTCCGTCAATGCTGACTGGAAGTTGGTTTTTGCGTTGAACATCTTCTGCGAGACCGACTCGTTGGCGAACTTCTCCTGCATGGAGTCAACGCCACCATAACCGCGGAATGCTTCGCCAATTGTCCGGAGCTGTTCCAGTGCTTTTGGATCAGAGAGCAGTGACGCGACTCGGGATCCCTGTGTGCCGAACGCATGCTGGAAGTTGGTCATGATCTTCTGACGGGCGATTGCTTCAGGGTTGCTGGCAAACTCACGCTGCACGTACTCGGAGAGTCCACCCATCCAAGAGAATGAATCGAACTTACCGTTCTTGAAAAACTTCGACTTACCGTCGGCGCCAACCATACCCATGGCGTTGAGTGCAATACCGCTCTTGCCGGTCAGCAGGCCGCTGCCGAATATGCCGGGGATGGTGCGAGTCATGGCGGCGATCAGGTTCGTACCGCCTCTGGAGCCTGCAAAGCCCAACCGGTTGAGCAGTGAGGTCAACAGGACCATGCTTTCATCATCGATGCCGAGGGCGGTCTTGCCGATACCCTGAGAGTATTTCAGCGCGTGACCGACTTCGCCGAGACTACCTGGTACAATCATCGATGCTTTGGTGAGCAGGTCGAGGTACTTGTTGAGTGCATCCGGAGAGTAGTGCTGTGCGGTGTGTGCCAGGCGAATGGCGTCTTTGACCGAGGCGTCGTAGTTGGTACCCTTCATGAGATACTGGACGTCGGCAAATTTGGCATAAGCGGGGAGTAGCTTGGAGACGTCAGTCGCGCCGAGACCGGTACCGGTTGCCACCAGTTTGCCCATTTTAGCCACGTCGATGTTGCTGAAAATGGTCTGACTGGCAATGCTTTCAATGCCGCGCCGCATGTCTACCATTTCCTTGGTCGTGCCGCGTGTGGCGATCTGGACAGCTATCAGCTGCTTTTGCAGTTCGGCTGCCTTAGTGACTGCGTAGACAATGGGGGCGGCCATCGCTGCACCGGTACCAAACATCATGGCGCCGGTCATGGCTTGCGCTTTGATTCCGGCAAGCTTCTTCTGCAGCAACACAGCTTGTGCGTTGGTGCTGGCAAACTGCTTCGACATGGCAGCGAGACCGGCACTGACGTTGCTGACGAGGCTTAATTTTACGGCGACTGTGTAGGCCTGTAACATTATTCAATCTCCATGTCGTAACCGAGTGAGGAGTGGATCCTCACACCGTTGGTCATACCGAGCACGGCAGATGCGCCGATAATTTTCATAATCTTTGCTTTGTTGCGGAAGGCAGCAGGCCCGATCACCGGGCGGGGTGGTATCGTTGGTGTACCAAACTCCTGGTAAGCCATAACCGGACTTGTTGAGCCTATAACTGCCTCAAGCCCTGCCGTCTCATGCGTGATCGAGTTCCGCAATTCGCCCGAACGTAACAAGGGGTCGTTTTCGGTGTAGCCCTGGCGAACGCGGTCCTCTTTTGTAACGTCTGCCAACTCTGCCCAATCCTGAAACGGGCCGGTCTCTGGTTGATAGTGACCAATTTCAGCTTTTGCGGTTTTCTCTATGAGCTTGGCACACTTCTCAAGACCTTCATGCAGCACAAGAACTTCTTTGGCTGCCGTGGTCATAAGATGTGTTGCAAAATGTGCCATGCTTTCGAAGTGCATGTTTCAACCTCACTCAGTGTCGAACCGCATTGTGGACCAGTTGAACTTATTGCCTTCCATGATAGAGAATGCGATACACCAGGCCGACCGGGTTACTTCGTCAATCTCAAACGCTACATCGAACGGAATACCGTTTTTGATCAGCCATAGGCATTCCTGAACGTTTGGATCGGTCGCTACTTTTTTATTTCAGCAGCTGTCTCCTCTGCTTTCGGCATGAAGTGCTCGATGAACAGCATTTCAACTGTTTCCATGCCCTCGTCGCCCAGTTGTTCGACAATAGCCTTCATCTCGCGTTCATTCCTGAAAAACACGTCGGTGTCTTCACCGATCTGTTTGACGTGCAGGAGCATTTGTGCCTGAAACTGCCAGCCCGGATTGATTGAGTCGCCGCCGAGTATCCGGGGGAGTTCGAACCGCTCCCAGGTGGAGGGCTTACGGAGCTTGATTAACCTGCCGAGGGCGTCCGTGTCGGAAAACTCCTGTTTGCTGCTCCGGAGGACCTGCTCAGCAGTCGAGGCGGCCGGAGCCGCCCCTGCTGATACTGCTTTAAGTTTGCTCACAGTTTGAGCCTCCGCGATGCTTCAAATTCGAGGGACTGTTCCACAAGCTTTTCACTTGCCCACGCACCAGGATCCACAACCCGAAGGTTCACGTTTGTGTAGCGGAAACGTGAGGTCGTGCCATTGACTTCGGTAATGGTCTGGGTGATCGTCCCTTGCAGGATGCTTTGGCCGGCATAGTAGGCCGCCTCGTTGGCCGCGACGTAATCGTCAACAGACGAGTCCATACGGTCAAGTTTGGCGGTCCCTTTCCAACCGCTGGGGATGGACATGTGGACGGGGGGCTTGTCCAGCGGCACGCTTTTCAGGTCGGTGTAGACCGGTTTCGCGTCGAAGCCGGTCAGGGTTACCCGCAAGATGCCGTTTGGTGTGTTTATGGTAAAGACCGCGTCTTTACCGATCGAATAACCGTTCAGTGGCATTTTTCAGCCCTCCTTTATGCTTGTACGACGGTCGTTTTAACTGACGAGCCGCCCACAAGGTTGACGATGAAGTAACGAACCAGGCCGAAATACTGAACGCTGACGTTGGCGATCTGGAAGCCGAGTGACGTCGTAGCCTGCGGGTTGTTGGAGGCATTCAACTGAACGTTAAACCCCTGCACCATTTCGAGATCTGCAAGAGTCTGCAGCCAGTTCTCGATGAAGTCGCGTGCCTCACGCTGCTCATCAGGTGTTTGCAGCTTGCCGACGAAAATACCAATCTGGCTATTGAGCGACTTGGCCAGGTAGTTTGTCAGGCAGGTATACTCGTCACCCATCATGATCACGCTGGAGCTGCCGTTG